CTGTTTCACGGTTATAGTCCAAACTACAGGCAATACCAGTTTCTCCTGTCCACCTATTCTTTAGTACTCGTACTGTAGTACGATCTGGTTCTTCACCTTGTTGATCCCTTTCACAACCAATAACTATATCAGATAGTTGGCCTATTGATGCTGACCCTCGTAACTGAGCCATACTAGTCTGTGCACCATCTTCGTGTCCTTTGTTTCCCTGTGGTCTCTTAAGATGTGACACAAGTATAAGGCCACAGTTTACCTCTTCTACTAAACCTCTGAGTTTAGTCATCAGATTATCAATAGTTCTTCTCTCGTCTCCATTTTCAATACCTGATATTACGATTGATATGTGATCCAGTATAATGAAGCCACATCCACATGCAGTCACCATGTACCGTATCTTATTTAAGAGGTTGTCTCCTTCAAGTGAACCCCAATGGTCATACATGTAGATTCTACCTGTGTTTAAGGTATTGTCAAAGGCTTCCTTAAACTCCTCATCTGTAACCTCAACTGTCCCTAGATGTAGTGGCTTATTTAGGTGTATGCCCATGAATCCTAATCCAGTACGTTTGTTGGACTCTTCTAATGCAATGTAACCTATTGTTTCCTCTTGATTCAACATGTGATTGGCAATCTCACGACAAACTTGTGATTTACCTATTCCTGCTCCTGCTGTAATTGTAACAATCTCTCCTCTTCGTATTCCAAGAGTCATTTTATTTATTCCTTCATACGGATACTCACAGGAAGACATGGAATCTTCTGCACTAACAATATCCCATAGGTCTTTACCATTTATGATACCATCTGGTCGATAGACTTGTGCTTGCCAGATACAGTCAACTAATTCCTTTACTCTTCCACTCTTGAGCATATCATTTGCATCCTTTAGTGGCAACTTTGCTATCTTTGCTTTTCCCGGTGGTAAAACTTGAGCACATTCTCTAGCTGCTTTAATACCTGCTTCATCGCTATCAAAACAAAATATGACCTCATCATACCCATTGAGTAGTTCTATGCTATTACGGATAGCTTTTGAAGCTCCTGCTGAACCACTTGGAATAGAATATACAGGCCACCTGTTACCTTGAGACTGAGAAACGGATAGTGCATCAATTTCCCCTTCACAGACTATTGCTTTCTTACCCTTTCCTGACCAGAGATGCTGCCCATATAGTCCAGCCGCCTTTATGTCTCCTCTAACGTGGAAATCTTTATTTTTAAAGCGTATCTTTTGTGCTACCCGTGTACCACTAGAGTCTTTATAGTTTGCAATTTGAACAGGTTGTCCTGCAACCTCACCTATTCTGTAGTCCCACTTTCTACAGGTCTCTTCAGTTATGCCTCTAGCATTAAGATTTGCTATCTCTCCTTCAACAAAATTCATATTTTTATCCCCTTTTTTTATTACTACTTTCTGTTCTACTCCTGTGTTTTCTCTATACTCACATCCAAAACAGTAAGCATGTCCATCATCATACCGTGCTAAGTTATCACGAGAACCACACTTAGGACATGGTTCATGCTGTATGAACTCACTTTCTTCTACGTTGTCCATGTCTTTTCACCATCTTTACTTTCTAAAGTTATCTTACCAACATAAGAATAACCTATTTCTTGTAAAAAGGTAAGAATGTGATTTAACACACCTTGTAATTTATTGCCCTCAAAAGACACCTCAGTATTTTTTGTGATGTCTACTTCAAATCCATAGCGTCCATCACTTGCTTTATATTGTAATGAATAGAACTCTCTAATTTCATCGTTATCCATTCTTTCTATATTGGTATCAATTCCTTTTAAAAAACCTCTCATTGTAATTCCCTGACTTTAAAATTAATTTGATAATTAGATGCCCACCATTCTTCAACATCAAATGAAGGACAGTCCGTTTTTTCTAACTTATTATGCCCAACAACTTTAGCATCCTTGTACATATATGTTAAGGTTTTGATAAGTACATATAGTGCTTTCTGCTGTTGGGCAGAATAATCTGGAGCAACTACACCTCTAGTATTCTTACCACCAACGATACAAATACCAATGGATTGAGTGTCATACTCCTGTAAGTGTGCTCCAATCTCATTAAAAGGTCTTCCAACCTCAATGGTTCCATCTCTTTTTATTATACAATGGTAGCCAATCTTAAGTAGTCCTCTTTTCCTATGTCTTTCGTCAATGTCTCTTGCACTCAAGTTTATATTAGGTTTCGTATTAGTGGAATGGACTATTATATAATTAGTCTCTTTTCTTCTTGACATGTTCTATCCATTCTATAGGTATATTCTCTTGTGCATATTTAAAGTTATGTTTCTCACACCACTCACCACATGTTAGTTTAGAGGTTTGTACTTTACTATTTATATTTGAGAACACAAATCTTATATCTAACTCAGGGTGTGCCTTACGTACTGCTCTATGCTTTCTCTGGTCATTATACCTGAAGAATCCTTTTGCTTCAATTATGATTCCATTAGATAACACAAAGTCTGGTATATACTTATAATCTATATTATAAGCAACAGACATTGGTTCATACTCAAATGAACATTCGTGTTTTGTTAAGTTGTCCGCTATCCGTTGCTCAAGCCCAGATCTAAAAGTCACTAGCTTTTTCCTCACTAGATTCAAAAGCCGAACCTTCGTCTACAAAGGTAGTATCCACTTCTGAGATAGACTCGTAACCCTCTTCTACTTCAAATATATCATCTGCATTAACACTAGGTATGTACTCAATAAGGTTAAGCACTTGTACCATGCGTAAACGTAGCTGTAAACCTAAAGACTGTCCATGAAGATATGGAGCTATCTCGTAAGCTATTTTACCTGTTGATCCATTCGCTACTTTTATATTATTAGGAATGGGAGCCTTATTTGGCCCAACTACTACAGGTTTCTGTGTGAAGGTCTCACCAGTTTTAGAGTTTATTCCTGATGCTTTAAGTTTAAAATGAAACATAGTACCTATTTCCATTCCTTCTTCATCAGTCTTACTCTTATACGGAAGCCATTCTTTCCATCCACCCTTCGGGTTCTCAGAAAGGCATCTCTCTTTCCAAGTATTGTGAGCATTATCGACCATCTCTTGGAAATCCTCTGCTTCCTTATCCTTTAAGATAAGTTTAACATGGTACAGACCTTCTGCTTTATGCATTGTATCTGCAACTAGTATGTGAGGATACTCAAATTCACCGACTGGTGTGACTTTATACTTTACTGCCATATTACTCCTTTCACTGAAGATAAATACAAAATCATGTTATCACAATTTGTGACAGCAAGTTATGTATGTGTGTGTGTATTGTTAAAGTTATGGTCATTACAAGAATGTCCATATTCTACGAGAAGAAATATTTGGAGTCCAGAACTCCTGTAATATCTAGTTCTCCTCTTGATGGCGGCTCTGCAATGTCTGGAATAACGTCCACCACGTTTTCATAAAATTCTTCTAGTACATCTGTCTTAGAGTACATATCAACAAATGATTCTCTAATGGAATTTGCTAGTCGTGGTACAAAGTGTGCGTGTACCCCAAATGAGTCATGTACCACAGAGTAATCATGTATTCCTTCCTTTATGCACCTATTAATAGTTAGTGTGAGTGCAGTTGCATCCATACTATGTACAAAGTTGGGAGACACTCCATTAATTGTCCTTCTCTTGTCTATCTTGGTTGTCTCTTCTAAGATAGTAGGCTTTATTAGTACATTGTCTATATGTGTTGTAATCCTCTTTGCCTTCATACTTGAGTAAATCTGTTGAACCACAAACTTAGAAGGTGTTTCCCATGTTATAGGAAGGTTCTTACTTGCCATCTTTCGTCCAACATCCTGTAACCAAGACATTGCTTCACGAGCTTTGATAACCACTTCACTAATAGCTTCCCAAACATGCTTTGAGAGGTACAGAGAACCTTCGTAGACATGTTCACCAAATGGGTTAATCTTTTCTGACATAATCCTCTCATTCATGGCATCTTCAACATATTCTCTACAGCTAAACCTAGTTCCACCATAGGGTACTACCATTACTGGTCTCTTGGTTATCTTTCTGTCTATCCCAAATGTTATCCACTCTTTTGAGTAGGGTAGCCTTGACCTAGCATCCTCTTGTACCTTCTCTAGTACCACATCTGCAACCATCTGGTAAATATCTTGTGGTACATCCTCTGGTGTAAGATTAGTGGCTTTTCCTCCTATTGGGTCTCTAAGCATTGCAGAGAAGTGTTGTAGTCCATTGTTTGATCCATCTAGACACACAGGAAGTTTAGACGTATATCCGTAACCTATTTCACTAAACTCTGCCCACTCAAAGCACCATGCCAAGAAAGTCCAAGGTTCATCTGCTTTAGTCCACCATCTAAAGTCGAGTGGATTTTTAGCAGATTGTCTAATCATATCAGTATTATCCTCCACCCACTTTACTCTATCCACAAAGGATACCTTGTCATATCCATAGGAATTTGCTCCATGTACTGCAAAGTAGTCCCTTTGTTCACTATTGTTAATAGGAAGATCATCTGAGAATTGAAGCAGAGCCTTTGCATAGTCTGGCCCTTGAGGTGTTAAGAAGGAATTAACTGTGTACTTTCGACCTCTGAAGTCACATTGGTACACAAAGTAAATAGCTTTGTACTGCCTAAACTTTCTTGCCATAGCCAGAGTTCGGACAAGTTGGATACGTTTGCTGGTCATCTTTGCATTCATATCATGAACTTGGGTAGCTTTCTTCTTCCATCGTATGAATAACTCCAGTTGATCCTCTGTCATGTCCTTTTTGTGACCTTGTACTGGACTTTGTAGTACTTTGTAGTCCTCTCGTGGTGGAAGACTAGCCCACGATTCTCCAGTTTCCCAACATTGCTTAATAATATCTAATATCCTGTTATTAACAGCCCACTTAGTCCTTTGAAGAGCATTTATAGCACCATACTCTAGTGGCATTGAGTGGTGTGACATTTCTTGAAGGTAACTCCTATTCCTAGTCTTTATAAGTGGAATACTATCAATCTTTTGAGTGTGGTAGCCACCATTAAATGGTGAACTCCAGTCCTTCGGTGGTATTACACATGGATAGAAGTATGGATGAAGACCTTCTCCCTCTTTATTGACATTCTCAATCCAGAAAAGAGTGGCTTTGTTAGCTTGAAGGTAAATAACTCTCCTACTTCTTCCGAATTGTACTGTTTTTACTTCCATTAGTCCAGTAGTCTGAACCAGTATGTCAATAAGTTTACTACCTAAGTGTAGTTTCTCCTGTTTTGACCATGTAGGATGCTCCAACATCTCCATTCTACTCATGGTTCTGATGATGTTGTACCTACGATACAATCTGTTGCTGGTACGTGAGGTTATCTTCTTCTTGATCCTTCGGAATATCTTCTTGGAGTTCTCTCCCTTCTCCCATATATCAAACTTGAATTGATCCTCTATTGCTCCTGCTAACTTCATGGCAACACGTGTGAAAGGACTTCTGGTAGACACTCCATCAATTGAATACTTCAAAGTTAGGTATGCACAAACTTCACTATCCATTAGTCCAAGTGTGAGTGCTGAGTTCTGATACTTACCTACACCTCCTGCTAGTGCAACCTTAAGAAACTCTTGTATTC